TGATGCAATACGCATATTCTTGGACATTGAAAAAAGTTAAGTTAGCCCAACTTGCCGATGCGCCAATCAACGAATGGAAATATAAATACCAGATCCCCGGCGATGTTTTAGGCAACCCGAAAGCTGTGTTTAGTAGTAGCGCTGTCGGTGCAAACACTGTGCGAGACTATGAGCTTTATGGTGGTGGCTTGTACACCAATCTGGAAGAGGTGTGGATTGATTACCAATACCGCCCAGAGCCAGCCATATTCCCGCCATATTTTGTGCGCCTGTTAAAACATGCGCTGGCCGCTGAGTTCGCCGAGCCTATTACAGATCAGATCACTAAGGCTGACTATTACCACAACAAAGCATATGGTTCGCCATCTGAGAACATGCGTGGCGGTTTGGTTCGCGTTGCGATTAACATAGATGGCGCTGATCGCCCATCACAAAATATCCAAGAGTTCCCTATAGCCGATATCAGGTACTAGCATGAGCCGCATCATTCAGATCCAGAATGACTTTACCAGCGGTGAGCTAGACCCGAAGCTACGCGCAAGGACTGACATAGCGCAGTATAAGTCAGGCTTGACTACAGCAAGAAACGTCAGCATCCAGCCACAGGGCGGCGCTAAGCGTCGTGATGGCACTAAGTTTATTGCGGCGCTTGATAGCGGTGCAGGCACTGCTGTGCGGATGGTGTCGTTTGAGTTCAGCGTTTCGGACAGCTACATGCTGGTGTTTACGCCGGGCAGAATGTATGTGTTTAAAAATGGTGCGCAGGTAACAAATATCAATGGTAGCGGCAATGACTTTTTGTCAGTAGCTAGCCTGACTAGCGCAATTCTGCCGCAAATGAATTGGGTGCAATCAGCCGATACTGTGATTGTCGTGCATGAAGATCTGCCGCCAACAAAGATTGTACGTGGTGCGACTGACAGCACTTGGACGGCTAGCGTCATTGAGTTCGATCATGTGCCGCAATATGCGTTTGCTCTTGATTTCCATAGCCCACAATTTACGATCACGCCGTCGGCTACGTCTGGCAACATAACAATAACTGCGTCGTCAGTTACGACTGATAATGGCGTTGCGCAAGCTGGCGGCGCTGACACGATAACACTAAAGTCGGCATCTAGTTTTACCGCCGATGATCAGCCAAATGGTATGTTTATTGAAATCACTGCTGGCACTGGATCAGGCCAAAAGCGTCACGTTGAAGACTACGTCGCATCCACCAAAGTGCTTACAGTTTTCCCAGCTTGGGATACAGCCCCTGACGCAACATCACACTATGAAATCAAGGCGTTCAACTCTGCGGCAGTTGGCGAATACGCATCTGCTGTTAACGGCTTTGGCCGGGCTAGATATATTGAGTTTGTCAGCGACACAGAAATGAAGGCATATGTCGATATTCCATTCTTTGACACCAGCGCCATTGTTGCTGGTGATTGGAATAGCGAACACGGCTATGAGGATGTCTGGTCAGCTACTAGGGGATATCCAAGATCTGTGACTTTCCACGAAGGCAGGCTGTTCTTTGGTGGTACGAAAAGCCGACCATCAACGTTGTTTGGATCTCGCGTTTCTGACTTTTTTAACTTTAATCCTGGCGAGGCGTTAGCTGATGATGGCGTTTCAGCAACGTTGGACACTGGCACGTTTAACGCGATTGTCGATATTTTCTCTGGTCGCCATCTGCAAGTGTTTACGACTGGCGCTGAGTTCTATGTGCCGCAAACACTAGATGAGCCGATTACGCCGACAAATCTAATTGTTAAACAGCAAACAGCTTTTGGCATGAAGCCGGGCATCAGATTGCAAAACGTGGATGGATCAACATTGTTCATTCAACGTCAGGGCAAGGCCATACAAGAATTTATTTTCAGTGATACTGTGCAGGCCTATACATCAGCAAAGATATCGCTGTTGTCGTCTCACTTGCTAAAGACGCCAGAAGAAATGGCAGTGCGTGTTGCCACGTCCACAGATGAGGGCGACCGCCTTATGCTGGTTAATGGCGACGATGGTAGCATTGCGTGTTACACATTACTGCGTAGCCAGAATGTTATTGCACCTACTGAATGGACAACAGATGGCGACTTTTTAAATATTGGCGTGGACGTTGATGACATTTATGTCGTGGTAAAGCGCACAGTGAATGGCGGCTCAGTTTACTATGTTGAGTTATTTGATGCTGACACGTTGCTTGATAGCGCCAAGACAGGTGGTGCCGCCAGTTCGGTGACAATGGATCACCTACAGGCGGCATCTGTTAAGATCATACGCGACGGCATCATTGAGCCAGATCAGACTGTCCCGGCGTCGCCTTACACCATTACGTTTGCCAGCCCAGCGACTAGTAGCTATCAGGTTGGCCTTAACTTTACGCCAGAGGTAAAGACACTGCCAGTTGAGCCAAACCTTGCCAGTGGGTCTTTAAAGGGCTTTAAGAAAAGAATATTTGAGGTTAATGCCGAGATCTTTGAAACGCAGGCAATGACTATTGACGGCAAGGAAATCCCTTTCCGCAATTTTGGTGAAGACGTGTTTGGCAGGTCTGTTGTTGAATTTACAGGAATTAAGACATTGCACGGCATTTTGGGTTATACTTATGATGGTCAGATTACAATAGGACAAGACGTGCCATTGAAAATGACTTTACTTGGAATCGATTATAAAGTGAGCGTGGGGCAGTAATATGGCAGGTGCGGCGGCAGGTTCTATCGGAATGGCACTAGCGGGAGCTAGCGCCTACATGCAATTAAAAGGTGCGCAGGCGCAGGCAAAGGGCTTGGCGGCACAAGCTGGCTATACAAGAATGCAGGCCAAGCAGGAGTCAATAAAGTACAAACAGCAGGCTGTGCAAGTGCTTGATAATATCTTGGCTACGTCTGCTGAGACTGTCGCTAGGGCTGGTGCTGGTGGCATAGATCCATTTAGCAACACAGCAGGCGACTTGCAAAATCTGGCTATGGCAAAAGGTGCTATGGAATTGTACACAGTGCAGGACAATGAGCTTCTAGCTTTGCGTGGCGGCGAAATGCAGGCCAATCAGTTTATGCTACAGGCTAAAGCCGCTAAGCAGGCTGGCTTTGCGTCAGCTATTGGAACGCTTGGTCAGGGCTACATGATGAAAGCGAGTATAGGATAATGGCAAGGCTACCGCGTTACAGACCTTTGGGTATCGGTGTTGCTAGTCTGCCGAGCGTTAACTTTGCGCAGACTGGTCAGGCCCAGGCGCGTGTGGCAAACACTATTGCATCGAGCTTGGACAGAATGTCGAGCTTTGCATTTCGCGAGGCCGAGGTGCAGGCCAAGCTAGAAGGCGCTGAGTATGGCGCGGCTAATGCGCCTACAGCGCAACAGCTAGAAGACGCGACAACGCCTGCTGAGCGTGAAGAGCTTGTGCCGGGTGGCAAAGGCACAGTGTATGATCGTGCGGCACGTTCTGCGGCGATGGAGACCATAAGCCTGAACCTAGAGACAGCCGCACGTCAGGAAATAACTGCATTGCGCCTGACTGCGTCGGCAAGCAATATGGCAACCAGCGAACTGCAAACAAAGATTGACGGCGTTATAAATGGCTACTCAGGTGCGTTGTATGACATTAACCCAACGTCATCAAAGCGGTTCCGCGCTGGCATGTCTACAGTCGGCAACAGCGCAGTCGTTGCTCATGCAAACAAGCTGGCAGAATTAAGGGTAAAGCAAGACAAGATTGATGCTATTGCAGGCATTGACTCTATTAAGACCAGCCTGTCTGACATTATTGCAAATGGTGACCGCGTTGTTGATGGCGTTGCGGTAACCTTAACAGATTTGCTTGCGGCTGAGCGTAGCAAAGTCTTTGATCACGCAAAGAAGATTGGCGATCCGGTTTTGCTAAAACAACAGCTAGACGACTTTGACAAAGTTGCAAATGATGCAATTGTTGGTGAAGTAAGGGACTGGCTTACTACTAGCCCAAATGCGCATAGGCTTGAATTACAAATGGGTAAAATAGAAGACCCTCGCATTAAAAGCATTGTTAACAATATGACCTCAGAGCAAATGCGAAATGCTGTAGATGCTTCATTTGAAGTGACAAGCAGGGATCTTGCGCTTGAAACTTCTTTGGACAATAAAAACGCAAGAAAACGCCAAGCAGAATCTGTTGGTGTTCGTGGAGATATAATAAAAGAATTAGCATTTCCCGGTAGCACTGGGAAAAACCTTGATACTTTGCTTGCTGATTTAATGAAAATTGATCCAGAGGCTGGGTTGGTAATGCAAAAGTCTATTCTATCTAGTGCGTCGGCAAACAATCCAGATATTATTGTAGGCCTTAACAGAATAGAATCTATAGGCCAAATGACGCATGAAAATTTGTTAAATGCTCTTGATGAAAACCTCATCACATTTGATGAGTACACAAAACGATATGATCGTTTAGAAGCGTTAAAAGATGAGGATATGGTATTAGCCACAAAGATTTTGAGAAACGCTATACAAAAAGAATTTTCTATAATGCCCGGAGCCGCAGAACAGGCGCGTATAAACCAAATTGGGGAAATAGAAAACGAACTTATTTACGCAAAAAGAAAAGATCCGGGCATAGATCCTGTCGGTTGGATGCGAGATAGATTAAAAGACCTAAAGCCTGCTGGCGCAACAGACGCAGAAATTGCAAAAGCTCAAGGCCTTGTTAATGCTTGGGCAGATAGAAACAACAATGGCAATAAAGATTTATCATCTGTTAGAGACGCACTGTTTGCAACCCAACCTACTGAGGGAATACTTGCGTGGACATCAAAAAATCAATCAATTATTGAGGCGTTAAAAACACTAGAGGGATCGCAATAATGAAGCCGCTTGAAGAAACAATAATGGCGACCTACAACCTGTATGAAAGCGGCGCAGATTTAGAAATATCGCGTGATGATGCTGGTAAAGTTTTGCTTGGCGTTGTGCCTGACCCGGTTGCTGATGAAGCGGCTTTGGGCGTTGGTGCGTATCGTGACCCATACGCATTATCTGAAGCGGCGGGTGCGCCTGTAACTGAAGCCGAGGTTATGGGTACTGCGGCTGGTGTGTTGCCGGGTGCCGCTATTGGCGCTGTTACTGCTGTGCCTGATATAGCTGGTTTGATTAAGGGCGGTGTGCTTGCGGCCACAGCAGAGGAAGGCCAGCGCATACAGCAGTTCTTGGATGGGTTCAGCAGTATATCCGGCGTTATCGGATCTGAAAGAGCGTTTGAGCTATATGAGGCTGGTGTCGATGCGTTGCCTGTTAGCGATGAAGCTAAGCAAGGTATGAAGCAAGGCGCTTTGGTTGGCGAGGTTCTGGGCTTTGGCACAGGCGCTAAAGCCGCAGGCAAAGGCGTTGCCGACTATGCGGCGGGTGCGCCACAGCGCCTAGAAGACGCACAGAGCGGCGTTACTATGGGTATGGGTGTTGACCCTACTCAGATGGTTGATGAGGCTATTGTCGCTGGGCAAAAGCTGATGGGTGGCGGTAAAGTCGCTAATGAAGCCGTTACAGAAGTTTACCAAGAGTTGGCTCAAACGAGTTTCCTGTTGAAACTCTTGCTGGTAAAAAGGTGGTGTTTGTCCCAGCAGATATGCTTGACTTTGGCCGGACATATGAAGGCCTGTCAGAAGCGCCTATAGAAGGCCGTGCGCTTTTGGGTGGGTCTGGGTATGGGACGCTAAAGTCATCACGAGAACAAGGCCTTGGGTTTGCGTCACTCGATCCTAAAATCGCAAATAGAATACAAAATAGCAAAGCTGATTACATGCTCATATCGACTATGTCGCCAAAGGCTCATAGGTCAAACATAGACTTTGCAAACATTTTGCACCGCCAATTAAACGCATATGCTGATGAAGGTTTTATTAGCCCGGAAAATAAAATAGAAATCGCAAGAAAATTATCAAACGATCCAGCATTCCCCAACTTGCCAGACATTTTTAGCCCTGAAGGTTTAGCACATTTGGAAAGCAAGTCATTTGAGTATCGCGCCGCCATTGCTGACAAGCTAGATCAAGCTGGGTATCAAGAGCTTGGCGTCCCACCAATAGGTCGTCTTATTAGGGAAACAATAAACCCGGTTGAGGCTGGTTATGAAATTGGTCAGGGATCTGTGTTGGTTAAAATAAACAAAGATAAGCCGCCAGTTGATATTAGAGAGGTGGAAGGCGGTGTGGCGCACCCATCCTATCCAATAGGTTTGTTTGGTGAGCCTGTTGCGCAAGTGCCGTTTGGCGTTAAAGCAGACGACATTTTTGATGAGGCTATTAACAAAAAATTGGCTGGCGGAAGCACAAGGGCAAATGCGGCAAGAGCAATATCAATGCAACTGCCTACAGCAGAATTAACGCCAGAACGGCTTAGTAAAATACCAACGGCAGAACCGGGCTTTATAAAAAGCAAAAGGCAGGCATTGCTTTTACAAGACGTAAAGCAGGGTAACTGGCGCATGACTACAAATCCTGTTGGGTCTAAGTCAAATCCAAACCCAACTGGGCTTAGCGGGGCAGAAATTATAAAAGCCGTAAGGGAAAACCAAATGTCGGCTAGCTTGAGTACATACACAAAATCTGAACTACAGAAAAAAGCTAAAACAGGCGAGCTTGTGTTTTATGGTTTAGGGAAACAGGGCAAAGGCGACACAGCCGGAGCAGTTTATTTTGGTCTAAATAAAAACACTGACTATGCAGATATGTATGGCGCAACAAGCCCAGAATTGACACCAAATGAAGTATCTATTGTCGGTGTTATGAACAATGAGGCTGGCAATGTCGGCAAGGGGGTAGGATCCGCATCTATCCTAAAGGCGTTACAAGAAGGCGCAACAGCACTTGATGCATACGCTGTCCCAACAGCAAAAAACAAAAATGGATTTTTACCTGATTACTACGCCCAGTTTGGGTTTGAAGAGGTTGACAGAATACCTTATGATGAAAAATATTTGCGCGACCCTAAGTTTGGTGGTAGTGAAGAAAAGTATAAAAAAATTACACGTCAATGGAAAGCGTCTGGATGGGATGAAAGTCTGGGCAACCCTGACCTTGTAATTATGAAATGGAAAGGTAATGAAAATGTTCGATCAACAGCAACTGAACGATTTATCGCAGAAGGTGTCGGAAGTCTTGGGGGAACGCCTCTTGGAGTTGTCGCCACCGCAAGAAGGAATCTTGGACAAGGCACTGGGTCGGGTCTTGATGCACAACAACGGCCAAGCGGATCAAGTGACGCCAGAGGAAATCGAGGGGGCTTGGGAGATGATAGAGGAAATCTGGGGACAAGCCTTCAACGAGGAGTATCTGAGCTTGAAACAATAGACCCAGTGAGCCGACGCGCTCTTGGTTTGGAGGGATAAACAATGGCGCGTGGAATATTAGAAAAAATCGATGAGATGGCTGATCAGGCAGATCTGAATGATGTTCTGTTTGCTGAGCCAGAGCCACGACAGCCTGACGCTGTAGAGACTGAACAGCGGAACGCAGATGTAGCTGAACAGATACTTGAGCCGTCTCAGGTGTCAGCCGTTGATGACCCTGATGTCGTGCAAGTGGCTGGCCTTGGCGACATCGTAACAGGCACATCCAAGTGGATTGGAGAGCGTGTCAAAAAAGCTGAGCAAGCGACACATATAAAACTACCCGATGATCCTATCCAAAAAATTGGGACACAGACACTTGTTCGCCCTGCGTCTGATGAAGAGGTGCTGGCTCTTGCCGAGGCAACTGGTGGGGAGTGGACTAAGGGTCTAAATTTCCCAGCTATTGCTGAAGGGTTAGAAGACTTTGATATGGCCGATTATATGGCTCGTATGAAAGATGCTAACAAAGAATTGTTTGAAAACGCCCGGCGCGGCACAATGACGTACGATCAAATCAAGGCAGTTGCTGATAAATACAGCCTTGGTGACCAAGTCGCAGAATGGGCAATCCGCGCACCCGGATCCGGCGCGTCGGCTGAAAAGTTACTTGCTGGTATTATGACCACAGTAAACCTATTCCACGAGACTCGCCGCATGTGGCAGGACATTTCCGATATGCCAGTAGGTGAGGCAAGAGACGCCGCTACACGGCGCGCCTACCAAATGCAGACATTGACAGCCAACGTTATGGCTAATGTGTCTGGAGAGGCTTCCGAAGTTGGTCGTGCGTTGGGCGTAGCTGGTGAGGCGCAAAAGCGTTTGGACGTTGACTTTGCCGCACAGGCGTCAGAAATGCGGGGCTTGTTTGGTGCGGAAACTGTAGAAGATATGGAGTATATGGGTCAGCTATTTTTAGCTTTGCCAACCCCTGCCAAGAAAACATCGTTTATTAAAAACGGCCTTAACAAAACAATGGATGTAGTTATTGAGGTTTGGATCAACAGCATCCTAAACGCGCCAACCACACATATGGTAAACGTTATAGGCAACTCTGTTTTTATGGCTAATCGTATAGTTGAACAAATCCCAGCGGCGGCGTTTGGTGCAATCCGCACTATGCGTCCGGGGTCAAACCCAGATCGTGCGCGGTTTCGCGACGCCCTTAATTCTTTACAAGGTATCAGAGCGGGTTTTATTGACTCAGTGGTATTGTCAGGCAAAACCCTTTTTACAGAGGAAGGGTCAGATGCGTTTACTAAAATTGACACAAAGACTCGTAGAGCAATCGGGACATCTGGCGACCCAAGAGTTGTTTTAGATGAAATTAGGCAGGGTAATGTCTTAGCCGCTAGCACTAATATTCTTGGCATTAGCGCCAGAATGGGTGGCCGCTTTTTGCTGGCTGAAGATGAATTTTTCAAAGGCATAGGGTTTCGCTCTGAGTTGCATCGTTTGGTTGGCACTAGATCAGCCAACTACTATGACGAGCTAGTTGCGGCTGGTAAATCCCCTGAAGAAGCACAGTTAAGAGCGGCGGCTGAAGGCGCACGTCTTATGAATAACCCACCAGAGGGTTTAATTAAGGATGCCAAAGACGCGGCCAGAGCAATGACATTTCAGGGCGACTTGCCCGGCTGGCTGGGCGACATCCAAAACGGCATGTCAAATCCTATAGTCAAACTGTTTGTGCCGTTTTACAAAACCCCTACCAACATTATGAAAGAAACGTTAGCTCGTACACCAATGGCATTACTTTCGCCTACAGTGTTGAAGCAGATAAGGGCTGGTGGCCGTGACGCTGATATGGCTTTTGGAAAAATTTCTACAGGCTCAATGATTATGGGTTACTTTGCTTACACATCTATGGGATTGGATGACCCAGACAAAGATTTAATTATAATGGGGTCAGGCCCATCTGAGCCGAGGGCAAAACAGGCTATGGCTCGCAAAGGGCTTCAGCCATTTTCTGTTAACTTTAAAAACGAGGACAGCACTTACACGTCTTTTACTTTTTCTCGCCTAGATCCTATTTCAGGATTGCTGGCGATGTCGTCTGACTTTGCGTATTACGCACAGTATGAAGACGACGCATCAGTGCTTGATAGACTTGCCTTTGCATCGACTATGGGCTTGGCTGAATACGTTATGGACATGCCGTTTTTACAAGGCGTCCAAGAGATGGCTGGTGTGTTCACTCATCCAAACCCCAGAATTAGATCGCAGTTAATGCAGGAAATGATTGCCAGCAAAATTACTGGTGCGGGGTTGTCTCTTGTGCCAAGCGTGTCGTCATTAGGTGCGTCTGTCGAA